GGATATAAAAAAGGTGTACCTGTAAAAAAATATAAAGAGATTACTTTCAATCCTAATAGCAGAGACCACATTAGTAATAGGTTAATGAATAAAGGTTGGAAGCCTACAGAATTTACGCCAGATGGTAAACCTAAAGTAGATGAAAGTATATTATCTACATTAGATTTTCCTGAAGCAAAATTATTATCAGAACATTTTTTAATACAAAAAAGAATAGGCATGTTAGCAGAAGGAAATAATGCCTGGTTAAAATTACAACAAGATGGAAAAATTTATGGAAGCGTTATCACGAATGGTGCAAACACTGGAAGGTGTACTCACCAAAAACCTAATGTTGCACAAACGCCTTCTGTTGGTGTTCCTTATGGTAAAGAATGTCGTTCTCTATTTACTGTTCCTGACAGCTATGTTCTTATTGGCTGTGACGCTAGTGGTCTTGAACTTCGCTGTCTTGCTCATTATCTCGGTGCATTCGATGGTGGCGATTTTACGAAGCAACTATTACATGGGGATATTCACACCTACAATCAAAAACAGATTGGCTTACCAACGAGAGATTTGGCAAAGAGGGTCATATATGGTTGCATCTATGGTATCGGAAATCAAAGGCTTGGTTCAGTTGTTGGTAAATCCTCCGAAGAAGGAAGAAGAATAAAAGAAAAATTATTTGAAGCATTACCTGCATTAAGACAATTAAGAGATAATGTTTTAGTTAAAGTTAGAAATCAAAAATATTTATATGGTTTAGACAAAAGAAAATTAATTCCAAGGTCTGAACATTCAAGTTTAAATTTATTAATACAAAGTTGTGGAGCACTTATAATAAAGATGGCTACTGTAATACTTCACAAAAAATTAAAGGAAAAAAATTATGATGAAAATATCTGTACTATGGTTGCTCATGTTCATGATGAGCTACAACTTCAGTGTAAGCATTGTTTCGCTAATGAAGTAGGAGAACTTGCAGTTCAATCAATAAAAGATGCAGGTACATATTTTAATTTAAGATGTCCTTTAGATGCAGAATTTAAAATAGGAAGAACCTGGGCTGACACACATTAAGCGTTGGTGCCCTTGGCCAGACTCGAACTGGCACTCCCAAAAGGGCTTGGATTTTAAGTCCAATGTGTCTACCGATTTCACCACAAGGGCTCACCAACAGTAGGGTTCTAATACACAAATCAATGTTTAACAATACAAAAGATTTCGACTTTGACTTGGCCAGAGGATTAAGTTCCGAAAAGTCTATAGGCAAAATACTGGGATTAGATAAAGATAAATTTGAAGTTAAATCAGAATTTGGTTTTTGGCAAAAGTCAGGAAACCTTTGTATTGAGCTAGCATATAAAGGAAAGCCTAGTGGATTAAGAGCAACAAAAGCAAAATACTGGATACATAGGTTTATGTTCAACAAAGAAGATTGTGTTGGACAAATTTTAATAGAAGTAAAATTATTAAAACAAATAGTCAGAAAATTTATTCACGAAAATAAAAAAAGAAAATCAAAAATTATAAGAATGCTTGGAGATAACTTTCAGTCCAGGTGTGTCTTAATACCTATGTCAGATTTTATGAACCTATGGAGGATAGTTGAAATCAAAAATAGTAATACCAAAACTAACTAAAAAAATATTTCCATATAATTTTTATTTAGCTCATTGGATTGACACTAACTCTACATGCTCCTGGGAAAGTATAAAAACAATAAAAAATTATAAGCCATCAATCTGTATTTCTACAGGTTGGCTTGTCTCTACAAACAACAATTCACATACATTCGTTAGTGATGTGAATTTTAATGATGATGGAACAATAGGTGATTGTGGAAACACAACAACTATTCCTTCAGTAAACATAATCAAACTAACGAAGATTAGGATATAAATGATACCAAAGATACATAACAAGAAAAGAACACTTATAGTAGATGGTTCTATATTAATTTATAGAATTGCTTCAGCATTAGAAGAAGCCACACAATGGGAAGATGATATGTGGACATTACATGCTGATTTAAAATTAGGTAAAAGAGTATTAGATACTACATTAAGAAATTATCAGGATAAATTAAATTGTAATAAAATTATAATTGCACAAGACCATAAGAATAATTTTAGATTAGATATTTTTCCTGAATATAAATCACATAGAAAAAAAGTTAGAAAACCAATTATAGTAAAACCTCTTAAGGAATATATGTTTCATAATTATGAAACTCTAACTTACCCAAATTTAGAAGGTGACGATGTATGTGGAATATTTGCTACACAATCATTAAATAAAGACAAAGTAGTTATATTATCTGGTGATAAAGATTTAAGAACTATACCTGGAATACACCACTTTATACATGATGAAAGTACAGAAGTAGTTAATGAAAATATAGCTGACTATAATTTTATGTACCAGACATTGGTTGGAGATATGACCGATGGATTTGCTGGATGTCCAAGTATTGGTGGTGTCAAAGCATCAAGAATATTAGCAAACAAAAAAGACTTACCAGAAATGTGGGAAGCTGTTGTTAAAGAATATGAGAAGCAAGGTCTTGATGAAGCTTATGCACTTACACAAGCAAGATTAGCAAGAATATTAAGAGCCCAAGATTGGGATAGTAAAAGAAAGAAACCAATATTATGGAGGCCAAATGCCAAATAAAGAAATGTTTGATGTACTAAAATATCAAGAAGGTGGCGACCATTATAAGAAGATGAAGGTACAACCAGCATTTTTTATAAATGAAAATAAGCTTCCATTCGCAGAAGGAAACGCAATCAAATACATTTGCAGGCATCCATACAAAGGCAAGGAAGAGGATATTAAAAAAGCAATTCACTATCTGAAAATGATTTTAGATAGAGATTATTCATAACAAACAAAAGGACACTTTAGATATATGAACGAAAAAACATTTAAAGTTAGTGGTTTAACTAAAGAATTACTAGCTGATTTAGACAAATTATTTCCTGAAAAAACTCCAGAGATAAACATGGATATGAAGGAAATATATTTTCGTATAGGTCAAAGAAGTGTTGTTCGCTTCTTGCACCAACAAAAAAAGGAACAAGATAATAACATAATGGAGAAGAGTTAATATGTGTCTTTCAGTTAAAGCTCCTGCTCCTCCACCAATGCCAGAACCAGCTCCAATGAGCCCACCACCAGTGACGCAAAACACTCAAGGTAGCCCAAGACCTGCTGGATTTTCAGAAGCAGAGGGAAGAGACAGAAATGTTGCTTCGTCTTACGACAGGAAGAGAACAGGTGCATCTAATTTAAGAATACCAATAATCGGTGGTCTATAATAAATGGCAATCACTTACACTGATACTAGCGATAGTACACAACCATTAGAGAGTAGATATAATACACTAGCACAAGAACGAGAACTTTATTTAGAAAGAGCTCGTGATTGTAGTGAGCTAACTATTCCTACACTGATACCACAAGATGGTTATACTGGAGCTGAAGAATTTGAAACTACCTACCAAGGTATTGGAGCAAGAGGAGTAAATAATCTTGCGTCTAAATTATTATTATCATTATTACCTCCAAATGCTCCATTCTTCAGATTAGCTATTGATAACTTTGCAGTTAGAGAAATAGAAGAAGATGAGAACTTAAGAACTCAAATAGATAGTGGTTTAGTACAAATAGAAAAAGCTGTCATGGATGACATAGAAATGTCTAATGATAGAGTTGCAGTATTTGAAGCACTTAAACATCTTATTGTTGCAGGTAATGCTTTATTATTTGTAGATAAACAAGGATTAAGAGTTTTCCCATTATCACAATTTGTAATTACTAGAGACCCAATGGGTAATGTTTTAGAAATAATTACAAAAGAAAGTATTCATTATAATGCTTTACCTGACAATGTAAGAGAAGCAATCTTATCACAACAAGGTGATAGCAAAGAAGATAGTGTTTGTGATTTATACACTTGTATAAAAAGAAAGCCTGACCACTTCATGGTACACCAGGAAGTAAAAGGTATAAAATTAGAAGAGAGTTTTGGTAAATATAAATTAGACCAAAGCCCATACATCCCATTGAGAATGATTAGGGTGTCGGCAGAAAATTATGGTAGGTCTTATGTCGAGGAATATCTCGGTGACTTGATTAGTCTAGAAGGTTTATCAAAAGCTATTGTCGAAGGTTCGTCT